CTTGAAGAGGAACTTGCTATGATAGAATCGAAAGTATCAAAAGGATTTAAATGAGCGTAAAACTGATTAGTGTAACTCCCGATGCGGAGAAGATGATGGCATACGTAGCGCGTGTGTCAAACCCCAATAACCAGGAAAACCCAAACTACGCAAAACTGTTGGGTTATTGTATTAAGCACAATCATTGGTCTGTGTTTGAGCAATCATTTATGACTCTTGAGTTGGAAACTACCAGAGGTGTGGCAGCTCAAGTGCTTCGTCACCGTTCATTTACATATCAAGAATTTTCACAACGGTATGCTGACAGTTCTATGTTGGCAGAACGTATCCCTCTACCCGAACTTCGTAGACAGGATACTAAGAACCGCCAGAATTCTATTGATGATGTTGATCCATTTGTCAATCAAGAGTTTCAAATCAAAATGGAAAATCATTTCCAAGCAGGTATGAAACTCTATCAAGAGATGCTTGCATATGGAATCGCAAAGGAGTGTGCCCGTTTTGTGCTCCCTCTCGCCACGCCCACTAAAATCTATATGTCCGGTTCTTGCCGGTCGTGGATCCATTATATAACTCTGAGGACTGCTAATGGTACTCAAAAGGAACATATGGATCTTGCAGAAGGTTGTAAAAAGATCTTTATTGAACAATTTCCAACTTGTGCGGAAGCACTTGGGTGGGTCTAAATAAAATACCTTGGAGTTAATACTATGCCATCATATCCTGTAAAGAACAGCAAAACTGGGGAAGAAAAGGAATTAAATATGACCATTGCAAATTATGAGCAATGGCGCAAGGACAATCCTGATTGGGATAAAGATTGGAGCAAAGGATGTGCATCTGCACAGGAAGTTGGTGATTGGCATAATAAGTTGATTGCTAAAAATCCTGGTTGGAATGATGTCCTTGGTAAAGCTGCAAAAGCACCTGGTTCTAGAGTATCTAAAATTTAATTATGGCAAGAAGAAAAAGAGCATCTGCAGAGCAACCCATTGGGGTTGGACTCACAACAAAGCAGATGAAGCGCAAGAAACCGCTCAGTCGTGAATATCTGGTTGATATTGATCCACTATCAGATAATCAAAAAAGACTATATGACTCATATAATGAGGGTAAACATATTGTTGCTTATGGTTGTGCAGGTACAGGTAAAACTTTCATCACTCTCTACAACGCACTCCGCGATGTTTTAGATGAGAACACACCTTATGAGCGTATCTATCTTGTACGTTCTCTTGTTGCCACTAGAGAAATTGGTTTTCTGCCTGGATCTCACGAAGATAAGGCAGATATTTACCAGATTCCTTATAAGAATATGGTGAAGTATATGTTCCAAATGCCTAGTGATGCCGACTTTGAAATGTTGTATGGAAACCTGAAGTCTCAGGAATCTATCAAGTTTTGGTCTACTTCATTCTTACGTGGAACTACACTTGATAATGCTATTGTTATCGTTGATGAATTTCAGAATTTAAACTTCCACGAACTTGATAGTATCATTACTCGTGTTGGTGAAAATACTAGGATTTGTTTCTGTGGAGACTCACGTCAATCTGATCTTCAGAAAGATAGAGAAAAGAATGGAATCATTGATTTCTTAAGCATCTTGCGTAAAATGGAATCTTTTGATATAATTGAATTTGGTGTAGATGATATTGTTCGTTCTGGACTTGTCAAAGAATACATCATCGCAAAAATGGAATCTGGATTTTAATGTTCACTCATGTTGACGTGGACCTTCCATCTCTAGAAAGAGAAACTATTGATGGGGTCCGATATTATAAAGTGCCTAACGAAGAAGAACTCCTTAGACTGGTCTCCATTACTTCGGTGACCAGTCATTTTAATAAGGAAATATTCGTTAAATGGCGAAAAAGAGTTGGTAATGAAGAAGCAGATCGTATCACAAAAAGATCAACTAAACGTGGTACTGATATGCATACTTTGGTAGAGCATCATCTTAAAAATGAAGGACTACCTACTGTTCGACCAATCTCCAATTTTCTTTTCAAAATCTCTAAAGAAAAACTAAAACGTATAAATAATATTTACGCCCTTGAAGGGTCCCTGTATAGTAAACAACTAGGTGTAGCGGGGACAGTAGATTGTATCGCTGAATATGACGGCGAGTTAGCTATAATCGACTTCAAAACATCAGCAAAACCGAAACCACGAGAGTGGATCGATCACTATTTCGTACAATGTATGGCATACGGTTGTATGTTATACGAATTGACTGGAATCTCAGTCAAAAAACTTGTAATCATTATGGCTTGTGAAAATGGAGAATGCGTCGTCTATGAAGAACGAGACAAATCAAAGTACATCAAACTTCTTACCGAGTACATTGGAAAGTTTGTTAGAGATAAACTGGAGCTCTATGGAACCTAATAAAGAACTAGAGAAGGCAATCGAAAGTAAATTTCTAACTCCTTCCAAATTTGCTTTGGAAATTGAAAAAATTGCTTCCGAAGAAAAATTTAACTATATTGATGCTATCGTACACTATTGCGAAATCAATGAACTTGAGGTAGACTCAATTACTAAACTCGTTTCAAAACCTCTGAAAGAGAAACTTAAGTGGGATGCGACACGTCTCAACTTTATGAAACGAACTTCAAGAGCAAAACTTCCTTTATGATCGTGACACCCTTTGAAACTTATCAACATTATTTGTCACTAAAAAATCATTTTACAAACCCCAAATACGACTTCTTCAAATACGGAGCAAAAACCCGTGCTAGTGTAACCTCTTTTAATAAGAGGAAGGACAAGTACTGGTTTGAGAAGACTTCTCGCAAGTATTCCGATGAAGAGGTCGTTGATTTTTTGGTGTCTAATTTTTCTGCTGCAGATAACCCACAAAACCTATGGATTGGAGAAATTATCAATTCTGGCGAAAGGACCTACGCCGAATGGAAAAAACGGAGACAGAGTTCGACTTACTTATTCAAAGAACAAAGCAACGAGTTGTTCTTGGAGAACGAATTCGCGAAACTCTTCGACTGTTCCAGGGGACATCCTATTCTTCTGAAAGAATATCTAAGCGGCAGATTGTCTCTAGAAAACTTCGTGATCTTAGACAAAATCTTCCATTTTTCAAAAAACTTTGATAACAAGTTGAGTGATCCTGTGTGGGAAACCGTAAGTCTTAAAATTAAGAAGTATGGACCCTTCATAAATATTGACGTATTCAACTATAAGAGAATTTTAAAGGAGATTATTGGTAATGGCTCTTGATAATAAAACTGTTCTTGAAAATCTGATTAAGCAAAAAGATGATATAGAACAAAAAATTATAAATGCGCGTGAGACTCTTCTAAAACTTGAAGGTGCTATTGAAGTTCTTACACAGATTGAAGAATCTGCTGAAGAAGAAGTTGAAGGTGAAGCAGTTTCTGCAGAAACCGAAGTAGTATCTGAGTGATTATGAGTGATTTTTTTGACTCTGAAATTATTCAGGAAGAACTAACTGAAATCAATAATCTCCAAGAGAAAATCTATGGTTCTCTCTTTGGTTTCGGTGTGATGTCCAAAGAAGAAAAACTAGAACATATTGAAATCCTTACAGACTTGCTAGACAAGCAAAGGGTGATGTATACTAGATTATCTCTTTCTGACGACCCTCAAGCGGTTGAGATGAAAGAGAATCTTCGTAAGTCGGTCGCAATGATGGGTTTCCCACCTGAGACCGATATGACTATGTTGTTCAGTAGTATGAATGCAACCATCGAGGCACTCAAACTTTATCTTGACGCCTGATGGATTCCTTGTTATACTATCCAAGCAAATCCAAACAATCCAACCTATCCGAGGTATCTAAATGTCTTTCGCAGACCTTAAAAAGCAATCCAAACTGGGCTCCCTGACTCAAAAACTGGTCAAGGAAGTCGAAAAAATGAATAACACTGGCGGTTCTTCTGATGAACGCCTTTGGAAACTGGAGTGTGATAAGAGCGGCAATGGTTATGCCGTTATCCGTTTCCTTCCTGCACCCGATGGAGAAGATCTCCCATTTGTGAAACTGTATTCCCACGCCTTCCAAGGTCCTGGTGGTTGGTATATTGAAAACTCTCTGACTAGTTTGGGTCAGAAAGATCCTGTGTCTGAGTATAACTCTCTGCTGTGGAACAATGGCACTGACGCAGGTAAAGATGCTGCTCGTAAGCAGAAGCGTAAACTGACTTACATCAGCAACATCTACGTTGTAAAAGATCCTGCTAACCCCCAGAACGAAGGTAAGGTCATGCTGTACAAGTATGGCAAGAAAATCTTCGACAAACTCACTGCTGCTATGCAACCCGAGTTTGAGGATGAGGAAGCAATCGATCCATTTGACTTCTGGCAAGGTGCCAACTTCAAACTGAAAGCAAAGAACGTTGCAGGTTATCGTAACTACGATTCTTCTGAGTTCGCTGCCCAGAGCGCACTCTTGGACGACGATGACGCAATGGAAGCAATCTGGAAGAAAGAGAACTCTCTCGCTGAGTTCACTGCTCCCGATCAGTTTAAGGATTACGACGCACTGAAAAAGCGTCTAGACTATGTTCTGGGTAACAAAGGTACTCCTAAGTTCCAAGATCAAGAGACTATTGAAACAGAGGAAGAGTTCCGCGCTTCTAACCGTGGTCCTGCTCCTCAGGTGACTTCTACTCCTGGAGATTTCAACGCAGAAGATATCGTTGTTTCTAATTCTTCTAATGATGAAGAAGATGATGCAATGGCATACTTTGCTAAACTTGCTGAAGAGTGATGAAAGATCTCAAGATCCCCTTTGCTATTGTTTCCTTCCTGTTAGTTCAGGGAGCAGGTGTAGTATGGTGGTCTTCTCAACTTGACGGTAGAGTAAAGACTCTCGAAGCAGAGAGTCTCTCTATCGCTAGAGAGAACCGCCGATATATTCAAGAGGTAATTATGCCCTCTTATGAAATCAGTGATTCGTGGGACAACCCACACCATAACAACTGGTTGAAATCTGGCGGTTGGAAAGACTGATAAGTGAAAACAGATTACTACATTGACCGTGTAAGTAAATCCGAAGCCGCAGAATTACTTCTGCGGTTTCACTATTTGAAGGACATATCAAAAACCTTCAAGTCTGGTTATAATTACGGTCTATATAAAAATAACGAATTTTGTCCTCTGAATATTGGAGGCATCCAGGGAGTCTGTATTTTTACAGGTCTCCCTGTTCCAGAAATAGCAAAAGGCGCTTTCGGACTAGAAAGAAATGAGCAGCAAGGACTCTTTGAACTCTCCAGACTCTGCATTCATCCCAACACTCAGCAAGAAGAGTACAACATTACTTCTTGGTTCGTTGCTAAAGCGATTAAAAAACTTAGAAGAGACACTAGAGTACGAGCTATCATTTCGTATGCTGATAGCAATTTTCATGACGGCACAATTTATCGTGCTTGTAATTTTAGGTATTGCGGTCTATCAGAACCAAAAAAAGATTTCTTCTTTTCAGATGGCACCAAACATTCTAGAGGAAAGATTGGAGATGCGGAAGGAGAATGGAGGGATCGATCCCAAAAACATCGGTATGTGATGATCTTTGATAAGAGTTTAGAACTCTTATGGACCAAGCAAACGGGTATTGTCAGTAATCGATAGTCTAGAATCAATTTTGTGACTACTATCATCATAGTGCATGATATCCCTCATATCATTCAAGAATATTTGTAGATATGATGGTTTCATTAATTCAATTTGTCTCTTTTTCTCATTCTCTATAGTTTCATACTCATAATTATTAACAGCAGTTACTGGACTAATATTTGCACTAACTGCTTTATAGTCAATATTTGTAGATTCTGGTCTTATGCCAACATAGAAGTTTCCATTAATAGAAGCATCATATGGAGTTGGAATTGTAAAAGATTGATCTACAATCTGTCCTGCTGGTAAAATTAATCGATCATTTTTATCTCTAACTTCAATGGTCTCATAGTGGTGAACGTCATTCATCTCTGTGATACCATACTTATTTTCAACGTATCTGTAGAGATCATAGTTAGAGAGTGGCCATTCATCTTTAATATTAGTAATACCTGCGGTCAGGATCACAACCCAATCTAAATCTTGTTGACCATAGAATATCTCTGCGACATTATCTGGTCGCTGCATATCTAAAATGGTATACTTATCAAAAAAAGCAATTTTATCAGTAAGATAGTCTTGAAGTTTGACTCTACGAAATATATTTTTAATCAGCACATAGTCTCTTGAAGAAACTTTGTCTAAAAGATTTGACTGATATAAAAGATTTGGTAGTTCTCTAAAATAAGACATTAGTAACCTACACCTCCTACTGCAGAATCTGGTCCTATTGGTCCTGCCCCAGCATAACCATCATAATCTTCGGCATAAATTGGATTGATTTCTTTGAATGCACAGGTAACTTGCATATGAACTGGGGTACCATCTGGATAAGTTGCATATGTTCCAGACGCCGTGTAGTTAACACTCAATTGTGCTAAAGAACATAGTTTAAATTTATTTAAGAATGGATGATGTTCATTACCAGTAATATATTGTAATTCAAATACTTGAGGCGATTGAATAAACACATTCGATGGACTTCCTTTTTTAGGAGTCATCGACGCTTTTAAACATCTAATAATTCCCATCACTTCTCTTGCTTCTACTTGATCTCTTGGGGTAAAATCAAAAACAAAAGGAAATGTTCTAAGAGTTACACCACTAAACAGAAGTTCAAGATTTGACTGTAAAATCTGACCAGTTGCTCTAGAAATTAATGAGTTAGCATTTACATTGGCACCTAAAGCATTGAGTGCTTGTCCACTAAGAGCTGATTGTATTGTTGATGTTGTGTTTTTGTCTAACCCACTAACATTGCCGTCTATAAGTGCTTTTGCAATATCTGAACCAGATCTAAAAAACTTTGCAGGATCTTTTATTAATTCACTAGTAGCTTGTAGTCCAATAGCTTGTAGTGGATTTAATGTATCTTCCGAATATGCTACAGCTAATGAGTCGGTTATTTGTTGAGGTATTGGTAAGTAGATATTCTTTACGTTTTTCTTTTTTACCTTGTCACGATTGTTCATGAAAAAGTCAGTTGCTGCTGTAATACCCAGTTTTTCAAGGTTTACACCTGATACATATTTTTTGCCTTCTTTAACGGTTCCTTCAGATCCTGTTTTATATTGAACGAGATCTTTATCAATGTTAAAAAGATT